TCCTCCGCGCTATTGCTCAAAGCAAAATTGACGCCACCACCGTCTGGGATGCCATTGGTCCCGGCCTCCGTGAAGCGATCAATTCCGTCCATGCCTGGTGGACCAAGACCCCTGAGAACCCGAACCCCCAGCCCTGGATCCCAAGTCTCTATGACCCCCTCCACGCACGAATGAAGACTTGGGCCGTCACCGCCTCCGCTATTCTGGAGAAACCTGAAGCCATTGGTCAAGATTTCAACACTGCACTCCGTACTAAAGCCCTCATGCAGCAATATGCGTCAATCAACGCTGAGTCTGTTGCCATTCAGATGCCCGCCCTCTACACTGGTCCTTTCCGTAGCGTGTATCACCAGCTCGCTGCGCATGAGTCGTCCTATCGTGCTCTGCTTGGTAGTGGCCGTAAGCTCCGTCCCCTTGTTGTCATTATTGTTGGACGGCCTGGCACCGGCAAGACTGAACTCGCCCCTGTCTTGCTCGCTCTCTTCTCTCGGATTACCCGCGGCACTCCTTATGCTGATCATGAGGTTTGGGCCCCCGATTTCTCCCAGGGCTTCGCCAACGGTTTCAACTCTGCCAAGCGTGCCATCGAGTGGAACGAGATTGGTTCCTCCAAGCACCAGACGGTGGCTCTTGCCGAAGGTCGCTTCTTCCTCCGCTTCTGTGACCGCTCCGCCCAGCTTATGAACAAGGCTGGCGTGGCCGATAAGGAAGACACGTACATGCGTGCTGAGATTCTCGTTGGCACTGCTATGATGACTATGTCTGAGGTTGCCTCCGTCTACGCCGTTGCTAGCTCGTCCCCCGATGCTATTCTTCGGCGCCCAGACTTTGTTGTCATGCCCACCCGTCGCCGTGCCGACCTCACTGCCCGTGACTATATGTACGAAGACCTTATGCTCATCCCCGCCTCCACAGTTCAGGAAGTTGAGGCCAACACTCTCGAGCTCTATGAGAAAGCCGCACAGCCTATCAGTTTGCCTCAGCTCCTCCGACTGATGGTTGCCCGTCATCTTGAGTACGCTGAACATCCAGACGTGAACTCCATTGCTGACAAGGTGATCGATCCTCTTGAGGTGGCGAAACTCGAATCTGAGTTCCCCCTCGCTGCCCGTAAGCATGTGCCACAAGTCCTCGCCATTCCTTGGGCTCTCAAGTATGGCATCGACCTCCAGGATGTACTCTCCATTGCTGTCGTTCCTGTCTACTGCAAGAGTGATCGTTACGGCTTTCTTTCCACCGCCGAACTTTTACTTCGTGAGACCGACGTGCACTCTGCCCATTTGTGGCGCGTTATGAATGTCATTCGTATCAACTCTCGTCGCGCGCTCTTGGAGGCTCAGTGGCCTGAATTTTGGGCCGCTTTCCCCTCCACTTCCTTTGCACTCACTTCCTCTGAGGAACATCCGAAGGCCAGCCAAATTGAAGCCTTTTGCGTTGATCATCCTGAGGGCTTTGTCGCCACTTGCAAGGCCTTCACCAAAGGCACAATCAACATCACCCCTCCTGGCCCCGTCCCTTCCCCCGCTCTCGCTGTTGAGGCGCTCGGTCCCCTTCGCGAGAAGGATGTTTTCTTCACGCACCCAATTGCCCCTACCCACTTCCAGCCCAGGCTTGAAGTCACCACCGTCGGCACCGTTCTTTCCGGCGTTGCTGGCCTCGTCATCTCTGGCATCACTATCTATGGTGTATATCGCCTCTGTCGTGCGCTTTTTGATCGCACGCATGACTCTCAGTACAGTGAGAAGTCTCAGGCGGTTGCTCTCAAACCGATCCCTGGTGGTATTCGCCTGGTTAAACGAGACGGCAAGATGGTCGAGCCTAAGCCAGTCAAAATCGTTCATGACGCTCAAGTCACCACCCAAGTCTTCGATGATCCAAATCTTGTCCAAGTTATGATGGCCGTTCGTGCCAATGTCTCCTCGATTTCTAGTGAGGCTGGTGCTGCCTATTGTCTGTTCATTTCTGACAACAACCTCCTCATGAACGCCCATGTCTTTGACATCCTCCACAAGGCGAATAAGCCCATCACTTTCGCCTCCGCTCGAACTTTCACGATCCCCGCCCGCTCCCTTGAACTGATCCTCATCTGTCGACCCCTTGCCGAGAAGTTCAAACTCATGGATTTCGCCCAAAACATCTTTGAGTCAGAGCTTCCTGTCGACTACGTTCTTGCCCGTTGCCCTTCCAACACCGACGCCTTTCGCAACATCCTATCCCACCTCTCGTCACCCTCTGATTGGCCTCATGCTCTCACGTCCCCACTGGTCATGGAGGACGAGCCCTTCCT